CGCCGTAAGTCATTCTGTGCCCGGATGTCTGGCATGAAGAAGAAGCTTACGAGTGAGAAGACGAAGAATGATCCGAACAGCCGGATCAACAAGTCGTTAAGGGCTTGGAACTGCTAAATGCCATCGACAAGCGACAAGCAAAAGCGTTTGATGGCCGCAGTTGCCAATAACCCGAAGTTTGCTAAAGAAGTCGGCATCCCACAATCCGTGGGTAAAGAGTTTGAGCGCGAGGACAAAAAGATGGCTAACTGCGGAACGAAACGTAAGCCTACGGCAATGAATAAAGGCGGCATGATGAAGTACGCAAGGGGCGGCTCCGTCAAGCCTAAGGGCACCGGTTGCTGCAAGAAGGGCATGAAGCCCTGCAAAATTTGTTAAGGAGAGCCTCCATGCCTCGTAGCGTAGCAGGACCTAACACGTCGCGAGTTCAGCGGAAGATGATGAAGCGGACGCGGAGCCAGACCCCGCCCTCCGCCGTATCTAAAGCTGAGGTCGAGCGTCGCAGGAAAAACCCGAATCTGCGTGACGAGCAGATCGACATTGGGCGCCGCACTAACACCAACATTGCTCGCCGCCGCCAACGTGAGCTTGCCAAAGCGGGCGTTAAAGACCTTGCTGCACAACGTGCGGGCCGTAAGGCTGGTGAAGAGGCGATGAAGCGTATAGGTCGTGGTGCGCTCAAGGGTCTCGGACGTTTGTCTGGCGTACTCGGCGCTACGGAGCTAGGTGCGGAAGCGGTTAAGTCCGTTGTCGAGCCTCGCGCAGAAGCCGCGAGAGCCGCCCGTAAGAGCTACAACGAGCGCGCCAGCACCGACCGAGATACCGCAGCTCGTGGGGTCCGTGAGGCCATGTCCGGTGACCGTATGCGCCGCCTGCAAGGCGAAGGCATGAAGAAAGGTGGTACCGTCCGTGGCTGTGGTCGCGCTGCACGGGGTCACGGTAAGGCCCGTATGATTAAGATGAAGGGTGCGTAATGCGCTGCTATTACAAGAAAGGCGGAACGGTGAAGGACGCGTGCTACCGCAAGGTGAAGCGGCAGTATAAGGTCTTCCCGTCCGCCTACGCATCGGGCGCCATCGCCAAGTGCCGGAAGAAAGCTAGTGGCGGTTCGTAAGACAGCTAAGGGCGCCGCCCTCAAGCGCTGGTTCAAAGAGGACTGGAAGGATGTCCGAACCGGTAAAGAGTGCGGTCGCCAGAAGGGCGAGAAGCGCGGGACTCCGTACTGCCGCCCGAGCAAACGCGTGTCGTCAAAGACGCCCAAAACGGCCTCGGAGATGACGGCTGCTGAGAAGAAGAGCAGGGTGTCGCAGAAGAAGAGTCTCGGCCAGCCAGCAGGCAAACCCCGCCGTGTGAAGCCTCTGAAGAGGAAGAAGTAAATGGCTACGTCCGGTACAACAGCGTTCAACATGGACTTCACGGAGATCGCCGAGGAAGCATGGGAGCGTGCCGGACGGGAAATGCGTTCTGGTTACGACCTGCGTACTGCTCGTCGCTCCATGAACCTCATGACCATCGAGTGGCAGAACCGGGGCCTAAACCTCTGGACTATCGACGAGGGCACGGTAAGCCTCGTTAGCGGGACTGCCCAGTACAGCCTCCCCGCCGATACCGTTGACCTACTGGAGCAAGTGATCCGTACGGGAAGTGGTACGACGCAGCAGGACCTGACCATTAACCGGATCAGCGTCAGCACCTACGCCTCCATCCCGAACAAGAATGTTACGGGGCGCCCGATTCAGTTTTGGATTGAGCGGCTTGAAGACGCACCGCGCATTAATGTGTGGCCGGTGCCGGACAGCAACAACTACACCTTCAAATACTGGCGGATGCGCCGCATCGAGGACGCAGGCCGAGGCGTGCAGACGCCGGATATGCCCTTCCGGTTCCTCCCCTGCTTGGTGGCAGGGCTGGCGTACCATATCGCTATGAAGGTGCCGGAGCTGCAGCCGCGTATCCCGATCCTGAAGGCTATGTACGAGGAAGAGTTTGACCGCGCCGCAAGCGAAGACCGGGTGAAGACCAACGCCCGCTTTGTGCCGCGCATAGGACGCATCTAATGGGTAACCGGTTCGCTTCTAGCCAGCGGGCCCTCGGTATCTGCGATGTCTGCGGCTTTCAGTACAAGCTGCGCGAGCTACGGAACGTCTTCGTAAAGCGCCGCGATACGAACATTAAGGCTTGTCCTGAGTGCTGGGACCCGGATCAGCCGCAGTTGCAGTTGGGCGAGTACCCGGTGGATGACCCGCAGGCTATCCGTAACCCGCGCCCAGACAGTGCTGAATACGCGCAGAGCCGCGCTATTATTGTCCCGTTACAGCCCGCGCCTTGTGCGGGGTTTGTTGGTACAGTGACCGTCACAACGAGTTAGGAGTAGGTCATGAAAGTTAAAGACACCGGCAAGATCAAGAAAGTTCCGAGCCCGAAGATCAACCAGCCGATCAATATGAAAACGTCTGGGATCAAGATTCGTGGTACGGGCGCAGCTACCAAGGGCACCATGGCCCGTGGGCCGATGGCATAGGGCGTAAGTCATGAACTACACCGAGCTGAAGACTAACATTCAGGACATCTGTGAAACGACTTTCACGGACGCTCAGCTCGCTATGTTCACGGAGCAGGCTGAGCAGAAGATTTATAACGCTGTTCAGATTCCTGCTCTGCGTCGTAACGCCACGAGTAACTTCACGGTAGGCAATCAGTATCTGGCGCTGCCCTCGGACTTCCTCTACGCCTACAGTCTGGCGGCGGTGGATGGCTCTGGGGACTATCAGTACCTGCTGAACAAGGACGTGAACTTCATCCGTGAGGCTTACCCGGCGTCCTCAGGTACGGGCCTGCCCCAGCACTATGCGTTCTTTGATGACGACTTCTTTATCGTAGGCCCGACGCCTGACTCCACTTATACGGTCGAGCTGCATTACGGCTACTACCCTGAATCCATCGTGACGGCGGGTACGACGTGGCTAGGCGATGAGTTTGATTCTGCACTACTTAATGGTGCCCTTGTCGAAGCTGCTCGCTTTATGAAGGCTGAGCCGGATATTGTGCAGAATTACGAGAAGCTGTATGTCCAAGCTATTGGGCTCTTGAAAATGCTCGGAGATGGTAAGCTTCGTGAAGACGCCTATCGTTCTGGGCAGTACAGGATGCCGGTGAGTTAATGTTTAGCGTAGATGTTTCGGTCTCCTCCGAACCTATCGTCACCGTACACACGACGAATAATCGGGGGTTCACGCCAGAAGAAGTAGCAGGGCGTTGCGTCGATAGACTGATGAGTGTGTCCGAAACTGCACACCCCCTGATCCGAGATCAGGCTAAAGCGTTCAAGGCGGACATGGGGAAGGTGGTAGCGCACTACATGCGTGAGGCCATTTCCAGTGACCGGACAACTATCTACAATGCCTTAATTGAGGCAGGGCACCCCGAATTAGCGGATGCCATAAGGAGGCTATGACGTGGCGATTACTCAAGCAATGTGCACGTCGTTTAAGACTCAGCTCTTAACCGGCACGCACGACTTCACCAACGGGACGGGCGATACGTTCAAAATCGCTTTGTTCACCAGCGCAGCTACCCTTGACGCGTCTACGACCGCTTACAGCACGTCGAACGAAACGTCGGGCACCGGGTACACGGCTGGGGGCAACACGCTCACGAACGTTACTCCGACCAGCTCTGGCACGACGGCGTTCACCGATTTTGCCGATACGACGTGGTCCTCTGCGTCCGTTACGGCTCGCGGTGCGCTGATCTACAACAGCACTGAGGCTGATGCTGCTGTGGTCGTGCTGGACTTCGGTTCGGACAAAACGTCTACGGCAGGTGATTTCACCATCCAGTTCCCGACTGCTGACGCTTCCAACGCCATCATCCGCATCGCCTAATTAAGCCATGATAATCACTGGCTGGGGGCGCGGCTACTGGGGTCAAGGCCCGTGGGGACAACCCATACCCGTCGAGGTTACGGGCGAGCAGGCAACGACCGCAGTTGGAACGGTTTCAGTATCTACTGACGCCGTACTAGTCCCCTCTGGCCTAGAGGCTACTGGTGCAGTTGGTACAGTAACGGTACATGCCGATGCTAATGTACCTACTAACGGACTAGAAGCTACCGGACAGGTCGGTAGTGTAGCTGTTACCGCTGGTGCAAATGTCTCTCCGTCTGGCCTTGAGGCCACAGGCGCTGTCGGCACGGTCTTTGTTAAGTTAGGGCAGACGATTGTCCCGACCGGCCTTCAAGCTACTGGGTCCGTAGGGGACGTAACAGTAACAGGCGCGGCCAATGTATTCCCGATAGGTGTAGCGGGAACGGGGCAAGTGGGTACTGTTAACGTGTGGGGTGATATAGTACCAACGCCCGGTAATTCGTGGAATGATATAAACCCGTCTGGCGGTATCTGGGTAGATGTAGTGCCCGGTGTTACACCTGATTGGACCGACGTAGCGGCTTAGCTAGAGGATTAGGACATGCCGAGTACATATACCACCAATCTGGGTATCGAGAAGATCGAATCCGGTGCGCAAACGGGGGTGTGGGGTACTACGACCAACACTAACCTCGACATCATCGACCAAGGTATCAACGGCGTCCATACCGAGACCCTTGCTGTCCCCGGTGACTCTAGCTCCCCCAATACCCTACCCATCACGGACGGCGCTACGTCTGCTGGTCGAAACAAGCTAATCGAGTTTGTGGACGGTGGCGATCTTGGGGCTACGGCCTATGTTCAGCTCACGCCTAACGATGCTGAAAAAGTCGTATTTATGCGGAACAGCTTGTCTGGTGGCCGCAGCGTTATCGTGTTTCAAGGCACCTATAACGCGTCAAACGACTTCGAAATCCCTAATGGTAAAGACGTTGTCCTCAAGTTCGACGGTGCCGGTGTCGGTGCTACGGTAACGAACGTCTTCAACAGCTTGCGGGCGGAGGGCGTGTCCCTTGCTTCGGGCACTACGGTTACTTCCATCCTCGACGAAGACGACATGGTGTCTGACAGCGACACGGCGCTCGCGACTCAGCAGTCGATCAAAGCTTATATAGACGGGACGGTTGATCTTACCGCTGTCACCACAGACATCCTCCCCAACACCGACGACAACAACGACCTCGGCTCCGCCTCCAAACGCTGGCAGGACCTGTACTTGTCTGGCGGTGTGTATATCGGCGGCACCACTAGCGCTAACTTCCTAGACGATTATGAGGAAGGGACGTTT